GCTATCTGCTGTATTAGCTGCGGGCTCTTGAGCATCTGGTATTGTGTAAGTGCTAGTAGTACTCCATGTTTGTCTTTCAACCCCGTTTTCTAAGAAGCGATATTGGGGGCTGCTAAAGTTTATAGCTGTACCAGTTAACAAAATTGCAACAGGGGTTTTAGTGCCTGTACCATCATATAGTACAGCATATTGAGAAGCCGTTAATTTAATTGTTTTAGCATCTGTACCATCAGAACCTGCAGGACCAGTAGGACCTGCAGGACCAGTAGCACCTGCAGGACCTGTAGCACCATCCAACCCATCTATACCATCAGCACCAGCAGCCCCCGGCACTACCTCAATCATAGATAGTTGGTCAGAAGCAACAACTGTCCCAGAAGAAGAATCTTCTCTAATATCTACACTAACAACTTCTGGCATGTTTGTAGCAGAAGCATCTGGAGTATAAGTATAAGTATTAGAAGTTGTATTTTGTGCAGATATTCCATCTACTTTAAAATCATAGTAAAGGGTACCTACCGTATTACTTGCTGAAGCTGTTACCGCTGTTGTAGCTGGGCTAGGATTTGCGCCATTAACATCATAATCAAATGCAGTAGTACCAGAGCTTAACTTAACTGATTTTAAGACACGAGTAGAGATAGTCTGTGAATTTGTGGTAGCATACACATCATAAGTATAAGTACTGCCACTTCTTGTCACTTTAGCAAGTACAATGTCATTTTCGTAATCCTGGTTAAAACTAGATACTTTTACATCACCTGTAAATGAAGTTTCAAAGGCGGTATCAATAATAAAGTCTGTATCACTAATTATAGAGGATACACGAACAGCATTACTTCCTACAAGAATAAACTCACCTTCTCTTTCATCAAGGTCTCCTTCAAAAGAAGCCCCAGTTTTTGTTACTAGAGAACCATCTACTGTACAAGAAGTTTCTATTGTTGTTGTAACAGCATCTCCTACCTTGTGATAAAAATCTCCTGCCCGGTCACTGCCCGCAGTGTCTGGAAGCGTATCAGATTGTACCAAAGCTAAAGTAGGAGTATCAGTAGTATCTAGTCCTGTATCAAAAACAATATATGCACTTTCTCCATCAGCAAGAGAAGAAGAGTTATAATTTGTAGGATCAATCTGTACCTGATCTCCCGTGCCTCCGGTTACTGACACTACTCGACCGCCCGGCGTAATAAAGTCATAAGTACTATCTGCTAGAACAAATTTATTATTAACAATATTTACCGTTGTTTTAAAATCCCCTCCTGTTGCAAGTTTTAGTTCTGTAGGTTTTGCAGTTACTGGTCGTACTGGTACTGTTACAGAAGTTAGCTTAGGTTTTCCTGTAGCCTTATTAGACCCAAGTGCTTGAACCCTAAATGCATACTTACCCGGTATAACATTATTAAAAGTAACTGAGTTTTCAGAGGCTCCAAGTCTAATAGGATTTATACCACGCCCTAAATTATGATGCAAAGTGTATCCCTCTAGAAATTCATAAGGTCTTTCAATAGTACTACCGCCTACAACAGTTACTGTTTCTGTTGGTGGAGTCCAAGATAGGGTAATATTATTATCAACATTTTGAACACCTGAGTCTCTATTTGACCTTTCGGTAGAGCCAAGTGAGCCAGAAAACATAATAATTTCAGGTATTTCTTTTCGATAATTTACTGGTCTATTATCAGGAATTTGTACATCATATGTTTCTTCTACATCTGCGTATAGTGTGTCAATATACTCTACCGCTGTTATATTAAATAGATTATTAGCATCTTCTTCGATTCCAATAATAGAATATTGCTTTGCACTTCCTGCAATAAGCTCACCGCCCGCATCTTCTTCGGTTAATGCCCACATAGCTTCTTGTGCCGGTGTCGAATCATAGGCAGCCCCAACATTTGCAGTAGTTATTGTAGATGGAATAGTATTTGTCACCGTCCTAGTTTGAACATGACTAGAGCCTGACCAGAGAGCATTTACAGCATTACCAGAATCGTCAACAAGATTATTTGCTTCCTCTTCATTATCAATAGTACCACCACCCGCATCTGTAAGGATTTTCTCCCCTTTATAATATGTAACAGAATTTAGAGTTGCACTATCATCTAGTAGGTAAGCTGCTCCTTCTGGAAATATAATATGTAGCTTGTAGGTGCTACCGCTATTTAAGGTAACAGAACTATCAAGAGGTACTGTAGATGTAGTAGCTCCAGAAGAAACTCGTCCACTATATCTTACAGCATTTCTCTGTGAGTCTTGTATATTAATTAGATCACCTGGTCTAAGATGAGCTGCATTTTGTGAGGTTTGAAAAGTTACAACATCTTTTCTTTCTCTAGCAGTTAGCAGCTTCCACTTTCCATAACGACGTGCTTGTCCTTGCGAAAAGCAGCCAAAAGCTACTGCATCTTCTCTATTGATAATTCCTGTACGAATAATATCTTCAGTATCTTCTACAATTTCTAGAGTTTGCTTATAGAAATTATTGGGATCTTCCCAAGCTACTACTATTTGATTAGTACGAACTCGGTTGCCTGTACCCTCATAGGAAAACTTACCATCAATTACATTAGCCCTAGAAAATGTATATACGGCTTCTTTTTGTCTATCTCCCTCTAAGGTAAGTTGGCCGTCTAGCCAATAAGGAATAGCCAAAAATGTAGTGCACATATCTTTTATAATTTTATATGCTTCTGCTTGTGCAGTTATATACCAACTTGCTCTGAATCTAGGTTCTTGTCCGCCCTTACCATCCGGCACTAACTCATCACAGTATCTAGCAAGGGAGTATAGAGAGTAATCATTAATATCATCTTTGCCTACAAACTCGCCAAGACCATAACGTTCATTTAGAACTATATCACGTAGTCCCCAAACAGGGTTATCAGTAAACACCCCCTCATAATTAGGCGAAGTCGCTCCAAAATCTTCTTTATCCCCCCTAAATGTACCATCCCAAGTAACATAGCTTCCGGTATCTGCTCCAGTACTCTTATTACGAGTGTATTTTGCAGTTAAACCATCATTTTCTTCTCTAGTAATATAATTTGTTGGAACTTGAACTCCAATACGTTTTACATCATAAGAACGGCTTGGCAGTTGTCCACCAAACTCATTAGATGGTAGTGTAAGAGCACAAAGTGCAGTATAAGGATACTTAAGTCTATCCCTAACAATAACTTGGGCAGATTTCAAAAACAAATTATTAATATAATCTTTATAATCGCCCTGACCATACCCAACAGCAGTCAATCGACGAATTTGAATTTGAAAAGTTGTAAAAGGTTTAAACTGCTCTAAACTAGTTGTAAAAATATAATCTTTATCATTTTTTATAGGTTTATCATTATATACACCTATTGTACCATTACTATTTCTAAAAGGATTTTTTGCTTTACTTTTAGAGTCCGTAAAGCTAAACTGCCCTTTTGTGCTTGGAGTACCTCCTCTACCTATCTGGTATTGTGCTTCTATTTCTGCATCTGTAGGGCCAAAAATTGTTTCTTCTTTAAAGTTAGTTCCATCACTAGAATATCTAAACTTTATTTGGACTGTTACAGGAACTTGGGCTTCTGAACCGCTTTGAGGCTTAACTCTATATAAAGCAGGAAGATTAAAAATTAAAGAAATTTCATCAGCAAGATTTGCATCTGTTAGCCCAAAATTATAAGTTCCAGAGGCACTGCCTATAAGTGTCTCTCCTTCTGAAGCATCTGCACTGTATAAATTTGCAACAGTATTCATATTTGTAGAGTTATAAACTTCAAAACCAGAATACTGCTTTATCTCTTTATTAATAGTTATACCATAAGTAGCATTACTAAACCCTCCATACCATTGAAAAAGTGCTGGCTGGTTTCTGGTACCTGGTCTATATGAAACACCTACATCACTATAGTTTTGGTAATCTGGAACTCCAAGAGATGTAAAACCTTGATTTATAGGAGAAATAACAATAGGAGTATTAGAAATAGTTAAAGGCGCAGTAGTTTCTAAGGTGCACTGGTCACTGGCTACGTTGTAAGAAGAAATCCTAGAGAAATGATCATAGAATATTGATCCATTGCTAACTGCTGTTTCTATTGCAGGCTCTACCACAGCTACAGTATCACTTGTTCTACTAATAACTGTTCCTACATACTCTTCTCCATTTACACCAGCTCCTGGTATACGAATCTTTGCACGGAGTCCCATAGCTTCTGTATCATCAGCCGTATGCACCATTGAAGTAGTAAAAAAAGCACTAGGAGTTGTTAATGTTGTTGCTCCTACAGAAGCAGAAAAACCACTAGTAATTTGGGCACCGGCCTTATGGATTAAGGCGTACCTAAGAGCATTAGTAGATTCTGGTTCCAGATCATCAAAAAAATCAGTAGATCCTGTAAGTGTTGTACCACTAACAGAACCAATGCCAATTTTAGGGCCATAAACATATTTTCCTGAAGGTTCTAAAAGTTTTTTGCCGTCAATAAAAATGCTAGATAAACCATCTGCTAAAACAACCGGTCCTTCTCCTATTGCATCTATAACAATAGCAGTATTAGTTTCTGAGCCTTGTCTATAATTACTTTGCCTAGAGCCTGAGGATTCTGTAGTACCTGTAGTACCTGGAGCATCATTTTCTGGAATAATGTTATCAATATTTGTTCCGGGCATATTAGTTCCTTATCCCTGCTGTGGTTAATTCTTTTAAACCTGTAAGTTCATCTTGACCTGCACCAACGGCTACATTTGAAGTATTATTTGTATCCCCTGTGAATACTGTATCTATAACTCCATTTGAGTTTTCATCGTCATTTGTTGTAGCACTACTTTGAGCTGTTACAGAGTTAGATGGTTGGGTTGTAATAGCTGCAGGTCTAGTTCTAGTAGCAAAATTTCCGTTTCTTATATCACTACTAATTGGTACTCCTCCAACTATTTTTCTTCCGAACAAGTAGGGTATAGGTTGACCACTAGATACAGTATTAGCAGGGCCATTAAACAAATAATTTTCTGGGCCTTCGTCTACAGAGGGATCTGGCGCAAGTAGTTGCTGTAGTCCGTATTGAGCAAGAGTTGTAGTTGCAAGAATTGCAGCAGAGCCTTTCCAAGTAAGAACTGCTCCAGCTTCTCCACCCTTAGCAATAGCCCAGCCCCCTGTTGGGTCAAAAAATCCACCACTAGAAATAATTACAACAGCAAGTATAATAGCTGCAATTAATTTAGCTTTTCCACCTTTAGCCCCCGTAGGTACGTCCGAGATAATTAAAGTGTCGCTAGAAAGAGGGTGATGAAGCTCTTCTTCTCCCAAAAATTCTTCGCCTGCTTGAATAGAAAAATTTGTACCATTATTTACACTATCTATAATATACTTTCTGAAAGAAAGATTATTTGCTTCTATACAATTAAAAACTTCTTTAAGAGTTCTGGCTTTCATATGCCACTCAGGGCCAAATTTATCAGCTAATGTGCCCTGCAAAATTATGTGCTTCATTGCGGTAAACTCCTACCAAGTACTTTCCCCAGAATTTCCATAGATTTTCTGAAGAGCTAATACGCCCATTAGCGTGGTGAAAAAACTTATCATTACCTTCATATACTCCAATATGATCTGGTACTGATGCAAAAACTTTAAATACTAACACATCCCCATACTTAAGAGAACTATCTTGTACTTTGTTAAGATTCCATTCATGGATAGAGTCTTCTATGTAATTAAACCCTTCGTCATACCAATCATCTATCCAATCTTCGTGTCTTGGTGGCATAAATATATCTTTATATATAAACCAGTCTCTTACAGCTTCAAAACAATCATGTTTGCCAAACTCATATAATCTGCCTTTTAGTTGTTGTTTTTCTGGATACAAAATTTCTATACCATCAGTGCCATAAATTATAAAAGGAATTTTTATTGAGTTACACTGCTGGATGTCCCACTCACTGGGTTTACATGAGCCATTGTGGCTATGAACTATTGCAACAATAGTTTTTGTAAGACTAATTTTTACATACTCTTTTGGATCAATAATAAACTCATCGTCGTCATCTGCTATATTTTTACAAGGAAAGTAGTTTATACTCTTTTTTACTCCTGCAAGTACACCACAAATTTCTTTTGGGTATTCTCTTGCTATATGGTCCTCAACGATTAAGATTTTTTGATGCAGGAAATCCTCCATATGGTAACTCCACAAATTGGTCTGTATTATTTTTTGGTATCACTAAATCACTACCACTTTGACTAATAGGGATAAATCCATATCTAATTGCACAGGAAGAAAGTCTTTTTCCACAAAGATCGATTCGCTCCCACTTAGCACCAAAAGTTGGCGCACTAGTAGACGTATGGCTTACTTTAACCCTCCACACATTATTATTATGTAAAACAATATCACTATATACACTATTTTGATAGGCATAGTAGTTTGTACTAGTTGTCCAAGTAGTATAAGGCAAAATAGCAGTCCAGTCTACGTCTGTAAGTGTAGGGCTACTTAAATCTGTTCCTGTTCTATTTGCCCTAAACTTTTTAGTTACAGATTGTGTTGTAGTTGTGCCATTTTGCTCTAGTCGTGTTTCGTTTTCAGTAACAGAAATTAAATCATTTACAGATACACTCGCTCCTCCAGAATACGCTGTAAAAGTACCTTCTGTGCTGGGTGCTAGAATTCTATTTCTAATGTCAAAGAAAACTTGAAAGGCTGTGCTATCTCTATAGGTAGTGCTTGTTGTTCTCCAATGGCAAGCTCCTTTTTTAAGATGTTCACTAAGGTCATTACCTGCACCTTGGTACTGCCAAGCACACCCATTGGGGACTGTTTGTCTACGAGGAAGTTTTACATTATCAAGGTCAAAAGGACTAGCTAAACTAAAAATTAGCTCAATACCTGTTTCTCCTTCTTTTCTATCAATAATATAAGATTGAATACCGTATTCAACAGGAGGGTTAGCATCTCCTGATTCTCCGTAAAGATACTTTTGAAGAGTTCTTCGCCTGTAAATCTTTTTACCTACTAACTCTTCAATATCTAGCCCGCCCAATGCATCTTTAAAGGTAGACAGTACATTAGCAACAGTTAAGCTAGGTTTACGTGTGGGTCCGTCACTTTGGACTCCAAAGCCTTCAAATACAATAGGCAAAGGTGCATAAGTTCTGATTGTAGTTGGGGTAAGTCTATCTCTAAACTGGATAGAATTGTATGATGTATCGTTACCGGGATGAAAGTATGCAAAAGTGCCATCACCGATTTCAATATCAAAAAGTTCCACTAATGCTGAGCCAGGGTCTTGCCTTTGTAACTCATCAATCAATGTTGTCATGCTTCAAAAACCCTTCTACCGGATGCAGTAGCACCAGACATATTTGCATTTATAAAATTTTTGTTCCACTTATCAATAATAACTTTCATTGTTTCATTTCCATTACTATTATTATAAGTTATACTAAGAGGTGTAACACCTTTTAAATAGTCAAAGTAATCAACAATATCGTCTATTTCGGTATTATCTCTAGGGCTAAAAGAAAGACTTACTTCTCTATTTATACTATTAATTCCGTCCGCAATTCGTTGCTCATACCCATCTCCAAAATTAGCAAGTAGTACTCTAGCTGTAGAGCCAATAGTTGCATTTCGGTCTGCGCTAATAGTGGTATCTACAGTAACTACACCACTACTTGCAGGAATTACAAATGTTACACCGTTTGCCATTATGCTGCTCCATATCTATTTAAGATACCACCGGGACGTTTTTGTTCCTGTAGTTCTCTTTGTACAGCTTGAGCTACTAGCCCGCCTAGAGAGGTTAGGTCTGGTGCTTCCTTAGAGTTACCTTGACCATCCATAGAAATATTAACCGTTACATTATTATTTTGACCTTGACCACCATGCATCTGCACTGGAATTGCTCTACCATTTGGTAGTGGTACTACAGCTTCATTATACCGGCCTTCACCCACAAGATACGTAGGACGCGTTATTACGCCTTCTGTACCATCTCTTGGTTTTATAACTCCACCATTTGCATATGCCATAATTCCACCGGCAGCAGCAAGCATTTGACCTGGCCCAGGAGTAGGAAGAGGGGTAGAAGTAGTACCTGCACTTGCACCAGCACCAGCAAATATAGGTAGAAAGCTAAGAAGATTGCCCAACAGACTTGCTGTTCCCGACATAAGCTGTGACGCAATCATCTCTGCAATCATTCTAGTAAACGCCTGCAAGATAGCATTTGCCATATTTTTAAAGGCTTCTCCAGCACTATCACTGCCGTCAATAATACCTTGGAAAACATCAGCAAAGCCACTTTCAACTTCTTCTAGTATTTTTACTGTACCTCCAGCAGCTTGCTCCATAAACTGAATACCAGCAGCTTGTCTGCGAATCCGCTCTCTTTCATCTTTGTCAGTAACGCCTGCGGTTTCTGATTCATAGAAAGACTGCGCTCTGCCACTAAGACCTATGCCTCTGACACCCATAGCAAGATTTTGTCTTATACTTGCAACTATATTATCTCCTACCTCTTTAAAAGTTTGAGGAATAAGTCCTAATTCTGCTAGTAGATTCTTTTGTCTTAGCTCGCTATTTGTTTGGCTTTCCCTGTTTAGTTCTGCCATATTATTTAATGCTGTGTCAAAGGTAGTTTCGGAATCTCTAATAATATTGCTTATTCCTGTAATAGCATTAGATATTAAACTACGTCTTGTAGTGTCACTTTCGGGTACTAGTGCTTCTGCAGCAATTAATAATGCTCTAGAAGCCTCTAAGTCTGCTTGTACAACTTTCTTTTCTAATTCTAATAGTGCTTTTCTTTGTTCATATTCACTTTGTGCTAGACTTGCTTCTGTACGCTCTTGTGCAAGTTGTCCTTCTAGTTTTAGTCTGTCTAGCCTTCTTTGGTCTCTAGCACTAATACCAGCAAGACCCGCTTCTCTTGCACTACGCTCTGCATTTAGTGTTTCTGCTTTTAAAAGAATATCTACACGATCTTTATAAAGATTATAAAGTTCTTTATCATGGTCAATCTGCTTAAGAGTATTTTCAATATTTCTTTTTTGTGCTGCATCAATATCATTATATGCAGCAATCTCATCTGCAAGTGCGGTTACTTTTTGCATATTTCCAGCTATTGCAAGGTCTAGCTGACGTTTTTCTTCGGCCTCTAGGTCTGTACTAACCCGAAGTTTCTCTAGTAGAAGTTGTACTTCTTCTTCTTTACCTTCATTAGCTACCCGTACTTTACCGTCCATAATAGATACTGCATTTAGTGCAACTATATCTGCTTGTCTTTGTAAACTAAAAGTTTCGGTTATTCTAGTTTTTCTGGCTTCTAGTGTACGCACTTCTTCTTGTAGTAGCTCATTTTGATTAGCAAGACTTCTAGCAGTTGTTGCAAAGCCATTAGGAGTAAAACCAAGAAGATTTCTAGCACGAAAAGCTTTTTGAGCTTCTTGTCTAATTTTTATATTTGTCATTAGACGCTTTTCTTCAAGTTCTGCAGTTTTGTGTACTGTTGCAAGTGTAGCTTTTTGTACTTCTATCCGTACAAGAGCTTCTCTAGTCTGTTTAATTTGTACCATAAGAGTCTCAAACTCTAGTCTAAACTGCTCCCCTACTTCTTCGATTAAGCCTTTCCTCTCTGTCTTTTGATCTGATATAGTCTGCCCCGTATCTAGGATACCTTGAGCGATTTTCTCATCTATTTCCGCAACATCTTCTATTGCCCTTAAGGTTTTGGTCAGAGCAAGACCTCCCTCGCCATAAGCTGCCGCAATATTTTGTATTACATGTAAATCTTGAGTACCTACATCTAGAACTTTTTCTCCCAGAGCTAGATTTTCCTGTAAGACACCAGATATTTCTTTTTCTAAGTTTAACAAATTATCTATTGCTTTTATAGAAGCTGTCTCCAATTCTTTTGGTAGGATATCAGAAATATTTCTCTTTAAATCTTTTATAATTTCATCTATAGTAGAAAAGCGTCCTGTTATCTTATCAAGTTCTACAGTTAAATTTTCTGCAACTGCTAGTATTAATCTTTCTTGTTCTTCTATACCAGTAGCTTGTACCGCTTGGCGTAATAGTTCTGTTTGCTGCCGTGCAAGTTCTGGGCTGATTCGTTCTAGGATATCAAATTGAGCTTCAAAGCCATTTACAATCTTATCATTTACTGAAGGAAGTAGTTTTAATTGTTCTAATAAGGTAGAAGACACTTTTTCTCCTTGAACTACGGCGGAGACAGAACCTCCTAGTCCAAGTGCGCCTCCTGTTCCTGCTCTGTTGCCTTCGGTTCCGGCACGAACCATTACAGTACTTCCTAGTCCTATATTTTCTTTTGCTAACTCGTCTCTTCTTGCCTGATCTAAACCAAACCTTAGTCGAAGATTTTTTTCTAATTCAATATTTAAAGCTTTTAAGCTATTAACTCCTGCATCTAAAGATTCTGCAAAAGTGTCGACATTTATTCCCTGCATAAGATCTATCTGGGTAACAGTTTCTTTAGCAGAAGCTGTTAACTCTTTTAGTCTTTTATTAGACTCAATAAGGTCCTCATTAAAGCCTTGCATTGCTTTTCGTACATAATTAAAAGCCATATTTATAGCAAGTGTTGCAAGAGATAGAGCAACAAAAGCAAAAATACTTCTACCCACACTTTTTATTAAATTTACCATTGCATCTTTTTTTGCTTGTGCTGCAATAGTGCCTTTAAGTGTATTTCTGGCTGATTCTATTTGTTTTTCATCTAGAGCTGTGAGACCCATCCCGTGTTTGTACATGCTGTCTGTTGCTTTATCAAAAGCAGCATCAACACCCTCTAGGCTTTTTATTTGTCCTTCGCTAGCTAAAACACTTCTAACAACTCCTTGTGCTCCTGCAGAACTTATTGTTTCTAGTTTAGCCTTATTTCCTATAGTATCAAATGCTTTACTTATTGTAACACCTGTTACCTGAGCTTGTAAGCCAAGACCTTGTAGTGCTTTAGTAAGAAGAAATACCGCGGGGGCTAGAAGAGTAAAAGGATTTTCTGCAACAATTTTTGCTGTAGGACCAAGTACAATATTAACTAATTTTCCAAACTCAGTAGCTTGATTTCTTACTGCAGCAGATAATCTATTATACGGATTTGTATCTAACTGATCTACAATATCTCCAAACTTACCTTCACCTTCGGCTAGAACGGCATTTAAGAAAGCCTGGCGCTTTTCTGTTAGTGTAAGAGAAGCTACTGTTTTTCTATTGGCTCGGGCGTACTCTCTAGATGCTTCATCTAGTCGTACCATAATTCCAAGTTCGTCGAGAAGTTCCGGCTCTAGCTTAATAGCACCACGAGTTAGTCGATCCATGGCTTCACTGGTATCTCTACCTAAAGCTAGTGCGGCACCTCGGGCAACCCCGCCAAGCCGTTCAATTTCTTCTGCTCCTAAACCCGCAGAAGACGCCTGTGCTACAGAACGAAAAGCATCTGCTGTAGAAATAGCATTACCAGTAACTTCTTTTAGCCCATCTGCTGTTACTTTTAAAGCAACACCACTACGTGCTCCCATAAGTTCTAGACCATCCGTTAGCTGTTGCACACCCGCTGCACGGGACAAAGATTCAAAAGCCGCAGAAATTGCGAAGATGTTTGCAGCAATAGAAGCATAAGCACCAACAAGGCTACCTCCAAGAGCGCCCCCACCTATACTAGAAGCCATTCCACTAAAGTTTCTGCCTGTGCCCCCACGACCACCTGTTACGCTTCTTTGTCCCCGATACTTTTGTACTTGATCAACAATAGTGGGACCGCCGGCAGCTCCTCCTCCGCTTCGTACATTT